GTATCATATATTAATTTTGCTGTTGTTCCATTTAGATGTAATAGCCCTGTCGCATAATTTCCACCTCCAGCATATACATTGTCCTTACTATCTTTAAATAAGTATTCCCAGTCATAACCACTAGAGTATATTTGTGTTACAGTTGTTCCATTTAAGTGTAATACACCCGTATTATTACCATAACCACTTACATAAATATTACCTCTACTATCTTCAATGAAGTAATTCCAACTATACCCTTTTGAATGTATTTTAGTTTCTACTCCAGTTTGTAAATTTCTATGATATAGTCCTAATTTGCTACTAGAAGTATAACTGTAATACATATCAATACCGTTACTAGCTACAAAAGAGCTAGCATTAGGTGTTAAATTATAAGGCACTACATCTTCCCAAGTTGTTCCTCCACCACCAGAACCACCACCATTTGCTACTTTCTCACTCAACGCTTTTAGTAATTCTTCTTCTCTTGTTCGTGGTGTCATATCATCACAAACTTCACCGCAAGCACATTTCTTTAGGAAGTGTTCTTTACGAGTACGACACTTAAAATTAGATACATCTGTACCTTCAATTGTTGCTTTTAATAATTCTTCCGTTTTACTCATTTATTTCACCTCCTATTTTTTAAATGTAAATGTTATTTCAGCAGTTGCCGGATAATAAGTTGAGTTACCATAAATAACATAATTAATTGTATTGCCACTTACTGAAACTTCATTATAGTTACTAGCTACTTTAGTAATTGTTGGTGTTCCTACAATCGTTCCAGGAACAGTAAAACTTCCACTATAACCATAAATAACTGTTTCTTCATCAACATCAACTCTATTATCAATAGATGCGTAACCAAATACTCCAGTTGTAAAAGTAATTTGAACATCTACACTTACACTCTCATAACCAGTTACATCATAAGTACCACTACTATTAATACTTAACGTTCCACTAGGTGTTATTCCACCATCAGCACCCATTTTAGGAATAGATTCAATTTTAGCTCTCATATCTTGAGCTTTGATTTCAGCTACACTTCCAGTTGCAGTTCTAATTCCATCAGCTAAATCTTTTAAAAAATCATCTAAATTATTTACCTTACTCATTAGTAACTACCACCTAACGCTTCTGTAATTACATTAGTTTGTGGAACTACGTAATACACACTACCAACATAGAATTCATTTGTACTAAAATACTTAGCAGTTCCTGTATCACTTTGTAAATAAGCAAGTAAACCAACTTTATCACTTTGAAAAGAAATATATAATCTAACTTTACCAACGTTATATCCATAACTTGTATGTTCGTTTGACTCAAGTGTTATATTACCAGTTACATTTTTACTAACATAACCATTAAAAGAAACATAATTAGCTTTTTTGAATGCACCATCAGCATCATATTCAACAATACATCCTAAGATATTTACCCAACCATTCATCACATTGTTTAGATCAAAATAAATTGGACTTGTACCACTTATATATTGACTAACACTATGTTCTTTCATATTAAAATTACTAACAGTGTCGAGATATAATTCTTTACTAACTACTTCTCTTTTACAACCAGTGTCGCAAAATCCATAAATTTTATGATTACTCATTAGCAGCACCTCCTACTTTATTATTTTCAGCATTTTGTTGATTACTTGATACTGCAAGTTGTCCTTCTAATTCTTTTAAAGGATGATTTCCAAATGCTGTTCTAACTTCGTTCTTATAACATCCACCAATATCAACTAGCATTTTGTAATACTCAAGTTTTTGTGATGGATTCATATGTATCATTTCAGTTGGATAGAATTTAATCTTATGTCCATAACCGAAACTTTCTTTTTTACTAAATAACGCTTTAGTATGTGTTTGTTCAAAATCAGTAATAAGTGGTTCTAATGTTTTTTGATAGAAAGCATTAAATTGTTCTGTATTATAATCACCTGTAACAATCGGAATACTTACACCGAATTGTCTTAAAATCTTACTATCAATAAAACTTAAAACGTTAGGATCTAATAACTGAATTTGTTTGTTTAATAAATTAATTTCTGTTTGATTATCAGTAGGTAAAAATGCAGTATCGTGATTACGAATCTTTTCTTCAAAATCTTTAATTTCTTTAAATTGATTTTCTTTACCAACTGTTGTTTTATATTTAATTGTTCCCTGAACAGACATTTGCATATCAAGTTGTTTAGCTAAACCTTTAAGTAACTTATCGTTTAGTTTTAAAGTTTCAAGTAAAGCTGCATTATCAGGTTGACCTTTTTCGTTTCCACCCATAACATCACTTATCGAATAATTTCTCTTTAAATGAATTAAATTGTCATAAGGTAAATCACCGGTATAACCATTTTTAAATTTCATTGTTACCCACATTTGATTTGTAGGTGTCATATAAAATTCAACATCAGTAGGTTGTAATGGTGTAATGCTAACTAACTTATCACCTTCCCATAACGGATAAGCAAACGCATTGTAATTTAAAAATAAATTCCACATCATTTTCTCGATGTAATAACTAGTTGTCATTAGTGGATTAGGGTTATTTAATACTTTTTGAATTGAATTAAGTTGTAGTTTATATTCCCAATTTTCATCCTTAATGTGTTTAGTTTTTAACTTTTTCATTTCACTAACAATACTATTAATCGCTTGTTGGACAACATCGCTCTCATAGATATTGTTACCGAATTGACTATAAAAAGCTCCATTTCCATCTAAAAAGTTTACTAACTTACCGTTAGACTTTTTAACGAAACCGAACTTCTCTAAAATACTATCTATTAATTTCATTTGTTCACCACCTAACTTTCAGGTAATAGTTCTACTATTTCATCTTTATAACGGTTTAGCATTTCTTGACACATAACAAGTGTAGCTACACCGTCAATCTTATGGTATCGGTCACTTCTACAAATTAACGATTTACCCTGACCGTTAATTTTAAGTCCTACGTTACCAAGACACCATTTATCTATATCATTTAATCCGTAAACTAATTGATCCATAATATCAGCTTCCAACTGATTATTCGCATTGTGTAACGTTTCAGGTGATTGGTTGATTACGATTAAATCTTCTCTATCAACCCACCCATAATGTTCACATCGTTTAATAAAAGCTGTTTTAAACTTTTGGTCATATCCGATTTTTTGTATGTATATTTTATTTTCAACGACAAAATCATATAACCAATCAGCAACGATACCTAAGTCAATATCGTTCCCATCCACAACTGTTAGTAGTCCAGCGGTAGCCCATTCCATATATTTAGCACCGGCTTTTTTATCATCATCGTTTTCAAGCTTACTACGTGGAATCCAATAATGTTGATAAGTAAACTTTCTTCTGTCATCACGTTTAATGATATACACCCTAGCTGATACCATATCGGTTGTTTCAGCTAAATCGACACTTGCTACACAGTAGTATTCTTTAAAGTCAGCAAGCTCAAAAGTTGCATCATATCCAAATTGCTGTGGACTGAACCACTTTTCAGTTGAACCTTGCTTGATATTAAAGTCTTTCGTTAGCGCGGTTAAACGTGTGGATGTTTTACTTCTAGCTTCATCCACGATATCTTTTAAGAAACTCCATAACTTTGCTTTACCGATACTAGGATTTGCTTTTTGCCATAATGGATTAATTCCATCTTCGTTGGTATCCCAAACTTCATCTTCACTATCCTGTCTATAAATCCACGGTAACTTACGTTTATCCGAACCAGTTAAACGTTCCTTACGAATGATGCGTTCATAATCGCGTAAAGTTTTATCCGCGAACCCATCAATAACAGTTCCTTCACTACTAAATAAGAAAATCATATATTCTGGTTGAGTTGATGCTGATTGTTTGATTGGTGAATAAATACCATCATCTTTCAATTCCCAAATTTCATCAATACCAGCAACCGCTACGTTACGACCATCTTTACCGCGCGTTGAATCACTGATTTTACGTAAGAAATTAGAATTCATTAAGTTCTTAATTCCTTTTTGATTCTTCCACAACATCACTTGTTTTAAATCAATGAAAATACGCATATCGTTGATTTCTGTATAACAAAGGTCTGCGATACCATCGTTCATACCACTACAAATGATTTGTGAACCGTTCTTCGCCAGGAATAATTCAGTTAGTAGCAACGCTGCAATAAGCGTTGATTTACCATTCTTACGTGCAATCCAAAGTAGCACTTCAACAAATCGTCTTACCCATTTACCGGTATCAATACTTATCATTTGAAAACTATAAGCAACTTCAATTAAAGCTTTTTCCCATAGTTCTAATTCAAATGGAACACCATAAAACGGTGACTTCGTATGTTTGATATTCGTTTCGATAAAATCAATATACACATACGCTTTCGTAGTGTTATACAGATATTCATCACTAAAGAAATCTTCAATTAAGTTATCCAGTTCCATTTGCATTTCAACAGGAACGTAAATATTACCCTTACGGATTTCTTCACGATATTCCCAAAGATATGTTTCGTGTAGTTTATCTTTAGTTGTTACAAATTCTTTGAGCATTACATATCACCGTAAAGTTTAGCGTTCAATGTTTCTAGGTATTTCTTAAATTCAGCTAGATCATCTTCACCAGTATCAACACCAACAAGTTTTAGTAATGTTTTAAGTACCAAATTGTATTGTTGCAATAATGGAATATACATTTTTCTAGCTGGTAATTCTTTTTGTTTCGTTGGATCATCAGGATGCACCTTAATAAAGGGTAACTTTTCTAGTTCAATTAAACGTTCTTCCAAGTAAAGCATTTTGTCGACTAACGAATAACCTATTAGTTGGATACTTTCACCAAGACCATCTATAACACTATAGAGCTTTTCCTTTCTATCCATTCAAACACCACCTTATAGTTTAGCTGTAAATTTCTTATCTTTACCGTTTAAAAAGATATGTGGAGTTTCTTTACTTGCAGGTTTAAATTCAGCGGCTTCACCATACCCACCATAATTAAGCATTGCAGCCGTATTTACAAATAGCTTAGGTACGATGTTTATGTTACTAGCTCTAAGTTCAGTTCGATAAAAAGATTGTTTCATAATCATCGGTAAGTGAGTATGTGAGTGGATATAAATATCCGCATCCACAATTGATGCCATATCAGCAAGTCTAATAGCTTTCGCACCTTCTTTACGTCCTCCACCTGAACCGTGTGTAACGAAAATCATATATTGAACAGGTGCGTTTAATTTATGTGAACTTTGTTTACCAAATCGTAAGAATATGAACGCTGATTCGTTTGCATATCTATCTTCCAAATCTAATTCGGAACATAATAACTTTGTTAAGTCTATACCGTCCCATCGCCAAGTTCTAGCCTCGTGGTTACCGGTTGTGACCGCTAGTATCTTATGTTTTATTGGTGCGAATAAATCACGTAGCATCAATACTTGTTCTGTAGGTGTTAATTTTTCACCATAAACATCACCAACACTTTGTTTTGTTGAGTTATTCATTAAGTCACCATTTAGTAAACAGTAAACATTCTCATTATTTTTTATGTAATTGATTTTTTCTTTGATTAAATCCATATCACAATGCTTATCACCAATATGTAAGTCAGCAAGTGGTATCAATTCTATATTCTTTAAGTTTTGAGATAAATCTATTTTTATTACTTTCATAAATACCTCTATAAATTCTGGCGGATAGTATAGGAATTGAACCTATGCGTGTTTTATCACCTAACAGTTTAGCAAACTGCCCTCTTAACCTCTTGAGTAACTATCCATATACACCCTCACTGTGGCACATAGTTTAGAGGTGTGTGAGGTTTTATTTATAACCCCGGTCCCGAAGGTATCCGGAGTATGATCCTTATTCTTTCCCCTGGTTAACCAGGTATAAATTTAATTATGTAATTGTTAAAAACCTTACCTTTTCATAAACCCTGATAAAAGTTTTTAAAAAATCTCAAAAAATGGCTCGCGGTGAAAGAACAG